CTAATAAAAGAAGGGACACAATATGTAACAATACCACCTACTCAAGAATTTCTTGGTCAAAACAATCGATGGTATGAAGTTCAAGCCTTAATGGAAGATAGAGTTTTTATTGAAGACCCAACAAAAACATCTGATAGTCCAGGTATTAAAGTTGGAAAATATGTTACAACAACAGATAAGTTTATAACTGAATATACACCAGAAGGATTCTTTAAAATGACGTTTGGTGGTGGTAATACCTCAGCTGAAGACCAGTTAAGAGAATTTGCAAGAGACGGTCTTTCGTTCGACCTTTCAAAATATACAAACAACCTAACATTAGGTAGCGCATTAAAACCTAACACAACAATGTTTATACAATATAGAGTTGGTGGTGGTAGTAATACAAACTTAGGTATAAATGTAATAAGTCAAATTGGAACTGTTAATTTTGCTGTTAATGGTCCATCAGATAATGTTAATAGAAGCGTTATTAATTCTTTACGATGTAATAACGTTACAGCGGCAATTGGTGGGGCAGACAATCCATCAACAGAAGAGGTTAGACAAATGGTTTCATTTAACTTTTCAGCACAAAATAGAGCGGTTACAATCAATGACTACGAATCAATAATTAGAACAATGCCATCACAATTTGGTGCACCAGCTAAAGTTACGATTACTGAAGAAAATAATAAAATTAAGATTAAATTATTATCTTATGATAGTGATGGAAAATTAACTGAAATAACATCCAATACACTAAAACAGAATATTGCTAATTACTTATCAAATTACAGAATGATTAACGATTATATTTCTGTTGAAAGTGCTAATGTTATTGATTTAAGTACAAATGTTGATGTTGTTTTAGATGCAAGCCAAAATCAAGGAACAATTGTTACACAAATTATAGACATAATAACACAATATTTTTCACCGGCTAATAGACAAATGGGTGAAAATGTATATATTTCTGAAATTAGAAAACGAATCCAAAATTTAGATGGTGTTATTAGTATATCTGATGTACAATTCTTTAATAAAGTTGGTGGTCAGTACTCGTCATCACAAACATCACAAAGATATATTGACCCAGCAACAAGACAAAGAGAATTAATTGCCGATACCATATTTGCAGAACCAACCCAAATGTATCAAATTAGGTTCCCAAATAAGGATATTAATGTAAGAGTTCTTAACTTTAAGGGTATTAACTTTTCTTGATAATTTATTTTTTTTATAAAAGGATTATTTTTTGAAAATAGGAAATAAACTATTTATCAAAAAAGAAGAAATTTAATGCCAAAATCATATAGAATAAGAACCCAGGTTGGGGTCGACAAATCAGTTAAAGTTAATCTGGACCAAGATTTTGACCAAATTAACATACTTTCTCTTAAAATATTACAGAGTGAGGTTTATAGTAGACAATGTTCTGACTATGGTGTTATTGTTGGTCGTGTATTTGTTAATGGTGGTTTTGGATTACCAAATGCAAGGGTTTCTATTTTCATACCGCTACAACCAGAAGATGAAAATAACCCAGTAATAACTGAATTATACCCTTACCAAAGTTTATCTGATGTAAGTGACGACGGTTATAGATATAATTTATTACCTAAACTACCCTCGTATGAAGGTCACGCAGCAACTGGAACTTTTCCAACAAAAGAAGAAGTTTTATTAGACCAATCTTATATTGAGGTGTACGACAAATATTATAAGTTCACAACTAAAACAAATGAAAGTGGTGATTATATGATTTTTGGGATTCCTTTAGGAACCCAGACTGTATTTTTGGATGTTGATTTGTCGGATATTGGTTGTTTTTCACTAACACCACAAGACTTAATCCAGAATGGAATTGCAACAGAAAATCAAGTTGATGGAAATACATTTAAGTCTTCTACAAATTTAAATGAACTTCCACAGATAAAAACATTAAATAAAATTATTGATATTTCACCATTATGGGGTGATACAGACGTTTGCCAATTAGGTATTACAAGAGTTGACTTTGATTTAAGTGAAGCAAATATAAGTATTGAACCAAAAGCAGTCTTTCTTGGTTCTATAATATCAACAACTGATGACGATGCACTAAGAGTAAGTTGTAAACCAAAAAATAATACTGGAAATCTTTGTGAGTTAATCGCAGGTCCAGGACAAATATTATCAATAAGACAAACAATAAATGTTGACCAGTTAGGACTCCCAATACTTGAAGAATTTAAATTACCAAACGATGGAAAAGTAATAGATGGTGATGGTTCGTATTTGGTTAATTTACCAATGAACTTAGATTATGTTTACACAAATGAATTTGGTGAACAAGCAATTTCAAATGACCCAAAATTAGGAATACCAACAAAAGCAAGGTATAGGTTTAAATTTAAGTGGGAAAACGAAGGTGGTTTACAAAATGAGTTCCAAAGAGCAAATTATTTTGTACCAAATATTAAAGAACATGGGTGGACAGTATCCACTTATAATAGTGACCCTTTAAAAACTGGACAAGTACAATTACTTACCGGAACAATACAACCCGGACAAGGTACAAGTGTTATATTTGGTCCACTTGGAAATAGTGGTTTAGTTTTTAAAGAAGTTGTAAATGTATCAAGTTATTCTGTTGAAGTAGGACCAAGTATTGGTGGACCTTGGACACCATATTATGGTGACACCCAAGTGATATCAACACAAACACCAAATGATTTTATAAATGTAACTTTGGTTCCAGAGGACCCAAATCAACCATCAGACATTGTTTATAAGTTTTTTAATCAAGAATATTTTGATTTATTAAAATCATATTCATTTAGTTTAGATTGGGACGATTATGTGGATCCACAATCAGCAATAAATTGTGAAGATACTTTTTATCAGTTTCATTATAACAAAGTATACACAACAGCAATGTTCCTTGATAGGTACAAAAATGGTGTCGGTAGAGCAAAACATTTAGGTATTAAAGAAATTGATAATAGAAGTTGTAAATCAACTGTTAACACATTTCCCGTTAATGACATCATAAGAAACTTTGACTTCCTATTTTTTGTTTTCAATATATTAATGACAATATTAACATTCCCAATATTGGTATTGTTATTTATTGCACACTTTATCGCTTGGATATGGCCTGTGTTAAAATACTTATTAATTTTCTTGGGAATCTATTTGGTATACCTAGGTGTGGACATGGCGATAGATTTAGTATATTACATCCTATCACTAACAAACTTTAACGTAGGTGGACCAATCATATCAATAGGAACTATTTTACAAATAATTAAACAAGCGTTAGTTGCGTTATTTTACATTGCTGCAGGTATTGCATTTATAATATTTACTGCAAAATACTTAATAAAAATTGAAAATTTCCCAAGGATAGGACTTCCGATGTTATCTTATCCAGATTGTACAACTTGTGATTGTCAATGTGGGAATGCCGATTTTAGTGAAGCAAACAATCTTGATTCTAATAGTGTTAATCAAGGTATTACTGATGCACAATCACAAGTTGATGGTGTTGAGGTACCTGAAGGTATACCGACAAGTGCAACGACTAGTAGTTCGTTCCTTGCACCAATTGGACAGTTAGCATCTCTTTCATATACACACCCAAATGGAATACAACCTGATGATCAAGCAACACCTTATTCAGGTCCTTTCTACAATGAAAATTGTTACCCTGGTATTTGTGACGACGACAATAATTACGAATATTGGCAGTGTGCGTATAAATCACTTTCCTATTCAATAGGACAAGATCAAATAGGAAATGGTGTACTTGCCGCAGCCGAACTATCTTACAAAAGATTAATAACTGGTAGTGAATCTTTAGATGTGGGTAATGATACAATTGGTATTCCTGATAAAAATTTCTTACACGCACCAGTATCCATATTATTTTCTGCCGCAAAAGATGGAGGTGATTCATGGAGATTTTTTGGAAAACCATATACTGAAACTTACGCACAAAAACTTAATGAGTTTAATTTAAGACAAAAATATTTTGATGGTGTAAACAAAATAAAAGCAACATTTAATAAACCACAAAACCAAAATACATATCACGAAGATCAAGTATTGGTTTTACTTGCAAAATCAGGTACTAAAAATCAAATTGGTATCGGTAAACCATTTTCTTTTCAAGACGGAAAATTATCACTTTGTAATCCCAATATTACAGGTACGACATTCTTCAATGGTAGTTCATTTACAAATACTAACCAATTTGGTAATGGTGCTGTAACTGGAACAGCTACAGGTGGGACAATTACAGTTAACTATGCAAACCCATCAAACTTTAACGCAAATTACTCACCCTCCCCACAATATACCATAACTTACACTGGAGACACAGAAGATTTCTTAAAATACCCAGTTGATATTGAATACTTTCAAATAATAGAAGGGTACACTTATAGTGATTTCATAAACCAAGCGGACTTTACGTTACCAAACGCCATTAAATTCCCGTCCAAATATTTAAGACATGATAGTATTTTTATATACTATGATGAAAATGATTGTAGCATATACACTACACCATATGATTACTTTACACAGAATAACGTTATAGAAGGTTTTCCACAGTATAGTCAGTACGAAATTCTAATTATTGCAAGAGGAGTTGATCCACACTCACCACCACAAACAAATGAGTATGATTTATCAATTATATTTGGTAAAAACTATGGACAAGGACCAATTGTTAGTGGTGAGTTTTATCTAAATATACCGATACAAGGGTACCCAAGTGGCGTTAAACCAAAAAGCCATATAGTACCTGATAATAACACGGCACCAAACCTATACTTCAAAGCTTACAATTTTACAATTAGTGATACTTACACAGTAAGTGGTGTTACTTGTAACCAATTCTCTGGTTTTACATCAGTTTTACCATATTATTATTTATGTCCCGACGATTCAGCTTTACCAACAGCCAGTTATATTGGTGCACCAGGCTTCCAACCAATAAGTTCATTAGCACCAAACG